GTTCCACTTGTCGTTTGAGCCGATACGGTTCCAAACATCATAACAAAAAGTGCCATTGCAGCAACCTTTTTGCATAACATTTTTTTATCCTTTTTGTTGATTTTCTATTGATTTATCTCCTGATACATATTATAATTAACTCTATTATTTATGTCCTTAGGAATGTCTCATGAAATTTTACACTAGCGTCAACCAATATGGTAACAATATTCTTGTACGTGGGGTAAATAACGGACATAAAGTACAAGATAAAGTGCCGTTCAAACCATCTTTGTTCGCAAAATCGGCCAATGAATCTAAGTATAAGTCACTTTTTGGCCAACCTCTGGGTGAGATTAAATTTGAAAGTATTAATGAGGCCAAGGATTACGTGTCTAGATATAAAGAAGTCGAAAATTTCCCGATTTTCGGCAACACGAACTACGCATATCAATATATATCGTCTGCCTTTAAAGATGATGTAGAATTTGATATTTCGCAGATCAATATTTGGACAATTGACATTGAGACCACTGCTGATCTGGGATTTCCCGATGTTACGAATCCGCAAGAAAAGATACTGCTAATCTCCATTCAAGATTATCAAACAAAGCGAGTAACTACTTTTGGCGTAAATCCTTGCGAAAAAGTAAACGACAGACATACCTACATTCATTGCAATGACGAAGTTGATCTATTAGAGCAATTTTTGGAATATATCAATGAAGATCATCCTCACATCATTACGGGTTGGAATGTGGAATTTTTCGATATTCCGTATCTGTGTAATCGAATCAATAAGATGTTAGGTGAAGATTACTTGAAACGACTTTCTCCCTGGAAAGTAGTTAACGAAAAACGAATCACCAGAATGAAAAAAGAAAGTGTTGCTTTTGAAATTCTAGGCATTGCTGTTCTTGACTATTTGGATTTGTATAAAAAGTTTACTTATACTGCGCAAGAAACATATAAATTGGATCACATTGCCAAAGTAGAATTGGGCAGAGAGAAGTTATCGTATGATGAGTTTGATTCTTTTACTGCATTCTACAAAGGCAATTGGCAAAAGTTTGTAGAGTATAACGTCATTGACTGCGAACTTGTAGATCGTCTTGAAGATAAGATGCGTCTTATTGAATTGATTATGACAATGGCGTATGATGCTAAATGTAATTATGTAGATATTTTCTCTGCAGTAAGAACTTGGGATTGTATTCTTTATAATCAGTTGCTCAAGAAAAACATTATTGTTCATCAGCGAGAACACAAAGCGGGTAGAAATATTGCAGGCGCATATGTACAAGAACCAAGACCAGGCAAATATAATTGGGTAGTGTCATTTGATGCGACAAGTTTGTATCCTAGTATTATTATGCAATATAATATGTCGCCAGAAACTCTTGTTAAAGATTCTAAATATTTTGATGTACTAATGAAAGATCTTCTTGCAGGCAAAGAGGATACATCTGATTTAACAAATAAAGATTATTGTATGGCGGCGAATGGTAGATGTTTTACCAGAACAAAGCAGGGAGTGTTTCCTGAGATTGTTCAGAAGTTATTCGATGATCGCACACAGTATAAGAAATTAATGTTGGCAGCGCAGACCAAGTATGAAGAAACAAAAGATCCTATTTGGCAAAAAGAGATTTCGAAGTATAACAATTTTCAGATGGCTCGAAAGATTCAGATGAATTCATTATTCGGAGCAATGGCAAATGAATTCTTTAGATTTTATGATGACAATATTGCTGAAGGTATTACTCTAACAGGACAATATATTATTCAGAAGGTCGGTGTTGCGCTAAATGCATATTTGAATAAAGTATGTGGTACAACAGATTACAATTATTCTTTTTATTCAGATACAGACTCTTGTTATGTTACCTTTGCTCCTTTAGTTGAAAAGTTTTACAAGAATCAATCTCCAGATAAAATTGTAGATATTTTGGATCAAGTGTGTGAAGCAAAGATTCAAGAAGTATTGAACAAAGTCTGTAATGAAATGGCAGAATATACTAATGCATTTGATAAAAAGATTTACTTCAAGCGAGAAGCGATTGCGGAAACAGGTGTGTGGGTTGCTAAGAAAAGATACGCTCTGAATGTTTATAATAATGAGGGTGTGAAATATGCAGAACCAAAATTGAAGGTCATGGGATTGGAGATTGTTAGGTCATCTACTCCCGAACCTATTAGAGAAGGTCTGCGAAAAGCTGTTAAACTTGCACTGACATCTACAGAAGATAAGATTCAAGAATATATTAGGAACTTTCAAGCAGAATATAGAAAGATGAAACCCGAAGACATATCTTTCCCTAGAGGTGTCAACGGATTAGATAAATATACTGACAGGGCAAATATATATAAACAAGCAACTCCTATGCACGTAAGGGGAGCCCTGCTCTATAATTTTTATTTAGACAAATATGATTTAAGTAAAAAATATGAAAGAATTAAAGAAGGCGATAAGATCAAATTCATTTATTTAAAAGAACCAAATACCATCGGCGAAAATTGTATAGCTTTTACTAGTGTCATTCCCGCCGAATTTGATTTATTAAAATATGCTGATTATGAGACAATGTTTGAGAAATCATTCTTGGAACCCATGAACACAATTTTAGATGGTATTGGTTGGTCGGCAAAGCCGCAAGCAACTTTAGAAGGATTATTCGGATGAAAAAATTATTACTAACACTCACATTTTTATGTTGTGCATCTTTAGCTTATGCACAAAAGACTCCCAAAGGAGTAACATATGATGCTAAAATTATACGAGCAACCGACGGCGACACTATAGTCATTTCTGCACCGTATTTGCCTCCACCATTAAAGCCTGAATTGGCTGTTCGTATTTTTGGTGTCGACACTCCAGAAAAAGGATTCAGAGGACAATGTGATTCCGAAAAACAAAGAGGAGAAGCAGCTAGTGCATTTACAAAGAATGCAATTGCAAGCACACAGAAACATCAAGTTGTATTATACGGTTGGGACAAGTTTGGTGGCAGAGTTTTGGGTGATATTATTTTAAACGGAACAAGTTTGCGGTCTGAATTAATTAAAAACGGATTTGCTAGAGAATATTATGGAGATGCAAAACAAAGTTGGTGCAACTAACTATTGACTTTTTGCTATGTTTATTATATAATAATGTATTACTTAAGGAGATACAATGTCTTTACTTGACAAATTGAAAAAGAATTCTACAATCAAAGAAACGGAAGTTCTTAATAAATCAAAGTTCTTTAATAAAAAGGACATGATTCAGACAACCGTTCCGATGATTAATGTTGCCCTTTCGGGTAGTTTAGAAGGTGGGTTAACACCTGGACTTACTGTCTTTGCCGGTCCGTCTAAACATTTTAAAACAGCGTTCTCGTTGTTATTGGCGAAGTCTTATTTGGACAAATATGAAGATGCTATTGTTTTATTCTATGACTCTGAGTTTGGTAGCCCTCAGTCTTATTTTGATTCTTTCGGGATCGATACCAATCGAGTACTCCATACTCCCATCACGGACATAGAGCAACTAAAATTTGATGCAATGTCTCAGATTAATAATATTGAGCGTGGCGATCATGTCATTATCATTATTGACTCTGTAGGTAATTTGGCTTCTAAGAAAGAAGTTGAAGATGCCCTTGAAGGTAAGTCTGTTGCAGATATGACTCGTGCTAAACAGATGAAATCTTTGTTTAGAATGGTAACACCTCACTTAACGATCAAAGATATTCCGATGATTGTTGTTAATCATACATATTCTGAAATGGGATTGTTCCCTAAACAGATTGTGTCTGGTGGCACAGGCATTTATTATTCTGCAGACAATATCTTTATTATTGGTCGTCAACAAGAAAAAGATGGTACAGATATTATTGGATATAACTTTATCATTAATGTTGAGAAGTCTAGATTTGTTCGAGAGAAATCTAAGATTCCTGTTGAGGTAACATTCGAAGGTGGTATTAGTACTTGGTCTGGTCTTTTAGATGTTGCACTTGAAGGTGGATTTGTTATTAAGCCATCTAACGGCTGGTACTCTAAAAAGGGACAAGAACAAAAAGTTCGTTTGAAAGACACATACACTAAAGAGTTCTGGATGCCTATTTTAACTTCTAAAGAGTTTAGAGAGTTTATCGAAGCGCGCTATAAAATGGCAAGCAATGATATGATGATAAATGATATGGATCAAGTTGCAATAGATGAGGAGTTTGAGAATGCTAGTGAAGTATGAGCCTTGGGTAATTAACGATAAAGATAACGCTCTTTGGGGCGTAAAAATTCTTGAAGGTGAGTTCATAGGAACAGCAATCGCCTTTAATGATTTTGATATGAAGGATGCTTCGGAACAATTGGTTTTAGACTATACCGTGTTTCAAGCACCCGAAGGTAAAAAGGCCGAAGATATTGAAGGCCCAGAATTTGATAAGACATTGAATTTAGTTGTAATGGATATTTTAGAGAAAGCACTTAATGACTTCGAAAATCGAAAACGTAATTCTACAGAATCTAGCGAATGACGATGAATTCATGAGAAAAGTAATCCCGTTCCTAAAGCGGGATTATTTTTTAGATAACACAGATAAAATTCTGTATGATAAAATTAAAAGCTTTATTGACGAATACAATTCTATTCCGAGTAAAGATGCATTAACGATTGCGGCACAAAATGACAAATCGTTGAGTGAGGATCAATATAAAGAAGTTGTAGAAGCAATTCACAACTTAGATCCTACGGAACATAATAAAGATTGGTTATATAAAGAAACTGAAAAGTTCTGCAAAGACAAAGCAATTTACAATGCCATCCTCTCATCCATTGCTATCATTGATGGTAGAGACAAGGGAAAGTCTGAAGATGGTATTCCGCAATTATTGCAGGATGCTTTAGGAGTGTGCTTCGACAATAATGTTGGTCATGATTATATTGATAGTGCAGATAAGCGGTATGAATATTATCACAGAGTAGAAACAAGAATTCCTTTTGACTTAGATTATTTTAACAAGATTACAAATGGCGGGATGCCGAATAAGACATTGAATGTTTGTCTTGCAGGTACAGGCGTTGGTAAGTCTTTGTTTATGTGTCACGTTGCGGCATCTGTTTTGGCACAGAACAAAAATGTTTTGTATATTACTTTAGAGA